ATTGACCATCGTAGTGTTGATTGTTTTAGCCCTTGTGAGTAGTTCAGTCCAGTCTGTGTGTATATCTGCGTATATGGTGACTGATCAGGTGATACATTGCTGCTATATTCAGGAAATAAAGCTGTATTCTGTCTGATATAATCAAGCATCCTTTGAGTATAATAGCGTGCATTGTCCTTTGCTGCCTCCATAAGCTTGTACAATTCAGTCTCACTGATGCTATTGGCATTCTCACTGTCTCTGCTGACTATATTTCCATTGTCATGCTTATACACTAAGAGGGGATAGAGCTCAATCATGGTCCACCACACTAGCATCTTTCTCACATATTGGTCTAAGAGTGTCTCATAGTCCCCAGCTAAGGTCTGATTTTGTGCATCTGTTTTCAGCTTATTAGTCAAATCAGTGCCTAGAAAATTGACTAGATACTTGTCTTGAGCTAAGTAGATGCATGGTCTGATGATAGCAGTGTCAACACTGTCATTTATTGCTGTATATTTCTTGATGAATGTCTCATCAATCAAAAGTATTTCCGGTAGTACTGCCATGATTTTAACTGAATTTTAGTGATCCTCTTGATGGTGTGTTGATGGGTGCAATGCTTTCAAATCCTTTTGGCTTCACATAAGGCACATTCCCCACTCTCTTGTCATTATCTAGTCCCTTGTTAGGTAAAAATCTTCCTTTCTCTTGCTTCCTAAAGTATATCTGTCTCTTCCAAAAATGATGGCAAAATGCTCCGCCTTTCCATCTGAATATATCGTATGTGTTCTGCCCTTCAGGTGCAAACTCACCATTCACTCCAGCATCACTCATTCTTTGAATATCCTCATATTTGAACACTGCCCCTGCCTTGCTCATACCTACCATCTCTATGCAAAAATCTCTGCTGTTAGCTGATAGATTTTGACTGTATGCATAGCGGAGCTTGTATAGTCCACTGTCACCCCATTGGCTTCTAGCTGACTCATCACCTTTAGCATAACTATCTAGTGATTGGCACTGCAGTACAAACTCTGATTCTGCATCTACATCTGTGACATCTTCCTCACTCAGTAACTCCCACTCATCATTGATGTACTCAGCTTTCTCTTTTAACTTTTCTATGAATACCTTGCCTTGCTCATCAGTAAAATCTTGCTGTTCAGCATCCGCATGTATTAACTTTTTTTTTTCAGCAGATTGCTGAACTACTGTGACATTGTCTTGCATCTCAATGATGTCATTCTTTTCAATAGTCACCTTTGATGGCACTCCATTGAATGCCAATATCTGCTCCACTGCAGTCGTTATGATGCGCTGAAATGGCTCAATAACTTGCTTAGTGAATACATATAGCGCAGCCTTTATCTCATCTGTATTAGAACCCAATCCATTGCCATCAGTTCTCACTCCCATAAGCAAAGGTGATGTCACTCTATGCGCTACAATGATCTGTGAGGTGGCCTCTTTGGAGAGGTATTCATATTGCTTATCTGCATCAGTGATTGGAAAGGCTTGAATGTTGGGAGCTTCCTCCTTATTTTTAGTGAATGTGATAAGAAACTTTCCAGCATTGTGAGTGCCGGATAGATTCCTTTCAATTTCTCTACTAATCATTCTCTGTGCTTCGGGTGATGGCTCACCATTGGCAAAGTTGATGTGAAATGATGGAAAAAATCCGTTCAAGATATTGTTCACATGGTACTCACTGATGTGCCTGGTCAGTTCAATCCAATCCTTACTACTGATGTAGTCTGGTCTAGGATAGTACATTGATCCCACACTATGCAGATGAAAGAAAAGGACTTGTCTAGGTGATGGATCCTCGGGATTGAAAAGAGGTACATATTCCGGCTTATTCTTTTGCTTTCTGATGTCCATCCAATCTCTACTATACCATACTCCGACTACCTCATCTTCACTGTCACTGATAGCCAATCTCACATTTTCATAGGGCAAGTGATTCACCTTAACTATCCGAGTATGGTCCATGCTGTAAATGACCTCCCAATATACTCCCCCCTGCAATTTCAAGTCTAGTGCTGTAGAGCCTAAAATACTATCTAGTTCAAGCTTTGCCATCTCCACCTGACTAGCTGGATTCTCACTCTTGAAACCTTTACCAGCAATCATAAATGAGATACTATTCACTAGGCTACCATGCACCGGAGAACTTTGATAGAGGTCTATCAAATAATTAGGCATTGCATTCCCCTCACCCCATTCAACCCATCCCTTTGTGGTCTCTTTCTCTACTTCCTCTACTTTGATGTATTTAGCAAAAGCTAAATTAGTCAGATTATTGTCCATTGTATATGTAGTCTGATGGTGTTGTAAAGCTCGGTGTCTGATAGTAGGTCACTCCCCAAGTTGCCTCCATGAAACCTTCATCTATCAGTCCCAAAGATAGTGATGGATCTAAGTTAGTTCCACTGTTTTGTGCATAAATAAAGTAGGCATATCTGCCTGGCTCAGTCAATAAGATACCGTTGTTTAGGGGATCATTGACATTAGTGTCAAATTCCAAGAGACTAGCTCTCTCATTTTCACTCAGGACTTTTGGTATGAAAAAATACTCCTGCCCAGTATTGGCATGCACTAGCTTAACCAGGTAGTGAGTATAAGTAGCAGCCAAGATCAGCTCCCCCTCTTTCAAAGAGAGGTAAGCTGTCTGTCCGGCTGTATTCGTTTCAACAAATAGCATCTGCTATTTTAGAGAGTAGGTGCGTCTATTGTACCATCAAAATCACTCACGATAGAGTCAGCTAGGCGGTAAGCTTTTGCTGTTTCCTCTGCAGTAAATGTGATTCTGTATCCATTGAGATCACCCTTGACAGTACCAGTCTCAGTTGACTCAGTAGCTACCTCTGCACCATCCTTATATCCCATCAACCAATAGTTGTCATTGTTGTCTTGCACTATGATGATGTGACGGCCTCTGCTGAATGTGTCAATCTGCAATCTGCGAGCTGCAGTCAATTTAGTGAATTGAGCAGTCAAGGTCTGTGTGTAGAAAATAGTGTTATTCTCTTTTGATACAGTGGCAGCCTCAACAAAGTTACCCACATGAGGCTTCATGTTGTAGGTCTCCCAAGTTGCTGCTGGTAGAGCTGTTATTAATTGTGTTGTGGGATCTATTGTAGCTGCATTTGTGATTGTTGCATAAGGACCAATCCAAAAGGCCTTAATACCACCGATAGTATTTTTGCAATCTACTAAAAATCCTGCTGTTGCTAAACATGCCATATTTTCAATTTTTTATTAGTTAATATCTATAAAAAAGGCGGAGCCAAATACCCCGCCCCTTTTTATGTTAGATGTGTTAGTCTTAGAATGCTACAGCTACATCAGAAGCAAAACCAATCTGAGTACCGAAACGGTATCTCATAGCCATGCGGACATTGTCAGATGCATCAGTCAAAGTCATATCTACAACCTTAACTTCGTTCTGATCAGATACCAAGTCAGTACCTACAAACAAGTTCTCAGGCTGAGCAAATAAGAAACAGTCATTGCTGAATCCTGGACATACATAGATTTCATATCCATATACTTGTCTCATGATAGCATCACCAGCTGGTAAAGTTGGTCCACCGGTACCAGCTGCCATACAAGCTTGCATGTACATTTGGAAAGTCTTACGGCTCATGTAACACTTAGTGTTAGGAGAACCTACAATAGCAGCAGGAATCACAGCTACAGTAGCATCAAGAGCAGTCATGATGTTACCAGCAGTCAAAGCAGCAGTGATGTTATAATCAGGAGTACCTGACTTAGCATCAGAGATAACTTTCAAAAGTCCATTGAAAGCAGTGTATCCACTAGCTCCACCTACAGATCCTGAGAAATTACCTACCCATAAGTTGAACTCAATCTGCTCAGAGATTTTACCAGCTAAGTAAGTCAATAAAAAGTCAGCAAAGTTAGCAGGGATTACATCATTGATGAAACCTCTACCAGTCTGCATTGCTTCCCAATCACGAGCAAACTCCTTTTTACACACTTCAATGTTAGTCATCAAGTCAGTCACTTGCAATACAGCCTCTGACAAAGTCAAAGTAGATGTGCTATTGTCAAAATCACAGCCTGCAGCCTTTACTAGACCTGAGCTTGCTAATTTCTTCAATACAGCTTTAAACTTTACATTTTCTTTGACTGTCACATAGCGGTTAGCGATGGTGTCTCCAGTCAAAAGAGCAGCACTGATGTAGGGTAAAGCTAATTCCCCAGTGTAAGAGCTTGCAGAGATGGTTAAATTACTTGCCATTTTTTTCTTTTATTAAAAATTATTTATTTGCGATTATTGCCTTGATACGGTCAGCAGCATTTGTGTACTGAACCATAGGCTTAATTTCTTTCTTAACTGCTGTCTGCTTAACAGATACAGCGGCAGCTTGAGTTGATAGAGCAGTATAAGCAGCTTTCACTGTGTCAAGCTCTTTACTTACCTCAGCCATCTCAATCTCTTTAGAGCTTACGATTTTTTCAAACTCAGCTTTTAAGTTATTGAACTGCTCAGTGAGTGCAGTCAATGCATCATCTACATACTGCTTAGTAAGTACCTCAGCTTGTTCAGCTTGCTCAGCTTCTACAGTTACCTCTACTTCTACTTCATCCTCAGCTTTAGGAGTAATAGCTGATACCTTGCCATCAAGTACTGAAAGCACAGTGCCATCGGCCACAATATAGTCACCGTCAGCAACAGCCACAGGATTGCCATCAACATCCTTAGTGTAAATTTCAACCCCAAGATCCCAGCTTTCAGCCGGTGTGAAAACGATAGTGCCATCCTCTAGTGCTGTTTCAACCATAAATTTAAGAGCCTCAGCGGTCTCCTCTTTTGTTACCTCAGTAGATAACTTGATGCCATGTACAGAAAGCTTTTCCTGAGCTTTTGCCATGATCTGATAAATGCGGTCTTTTACTTCCATAATCAATAGTATATTTTCTCATTTCCTTTTTTCAAAAATCTTCTCTATGACTGACAAGCCTAGTCCACTTCCTGCTATTAAGCAGAGTGCATCATACATAAACTCAGGACAGATTTTTTCCTTATCTGCAACAGTTGCAATGAATGCAAGAGTTATGACAGTGGCAGTACAGATAAGAGCTGCAAATCTCTTTGAGCTCATGTCATCATTTGCACTGATCAGTTTTTTTATGAACTCTTTCATGGGTGTTCTAAGATGTTCAGTTCCTCAATCATCTCATCTAAGATTCTTTCCACCTCATACTCCTCCATCATCTTCTCTTCGTTCTCTAGGAAATAACCCTCTAGTGACCATCCCTTAAACACTCCATTCTTGACATCTTGCCACAACCCATCATCTTCCACATGACCACCAAGATACCAGGTGCCGGGAGGAGTAGTGAAACCTAATGCAGCTGACTTATCTTTGGTGGCATCTGTCTGTATCCATGTCTCTACTATGTTTACCCCTTGCACCGGTACAGCATGTTCAAGATTGGTGTATTGATGCATGGAATTTCTCATATACTTCTGAGCTATTGTCTTAATGGTCTCAGCTTTATATGTGGCCATCCACTCTTCCTTAGTCTTGTCATTGTAGCGGTAGATCAGTTGGTCTGGTATCATGACAGGACCATACAACATCCTCTGCTCACCACTCTCAATAGCTGCGAACTTTAGCTCCTCTACTTTCTCTTGTGCAGAGAGTGCTATCCAGTTCACCATGATGGCAGGATTTTCTACTAGCGACATGCAATAGACTCCAGTCTTTTGGTCATCCTCATTGATTACATACTCAATGATCTTCATTTTCTTTTTAGTATCTTCCATAGTGTTATCCTCCACCTAGTATAGATGCGGTGTTTTTTATTTTGAACTCAGCTTGCTGTGCATTGCTAACTTGCCCTGCTAGTACATAGGTCTGTAAGGGTGCATTGCTGATATTACCTTGCAATCCACTTAGATTGAGTGCTGCCGGTGCTTGACCTCCACCTCCACCCATTGCACCTCCCGTAGGTGATGGCATATTGATGGTGCCAGGTGGAGTGGTACCACCATCAAATTGAGTCTTAGCAATTTTAGCGATATTGGCAGCTCCTGCTGCTCCAATGGTTACTGCATTGGCTATCTTTAGAGCAGTACCAAATGGATCAGGAATAGTTGTTACTGCACTGAGTGCATTTTGCACACCTTGAATAGTCGCTATTGTTGTCTGAGCAATGCTCAAAGCTTTTCCTATCTTAAATCCTTTCTCTGCACTGATTATACCACTTTGAGTCAATGCATCATTGAGAGCCATCATTGAATTGGTAGCAGCTGTAGCTAGTTCATATCTAGCATGCCATCCAGCTGCATATATATTTTTTCTATCTTCCTCAGCCTTCCTTTCTGCAGCTAATCTTTTTGCTTCCTCGCTAAGAGTAACATCTGTGAGAGTTGTCTGTAGTTCTACGGCTTGTAATGTGCTAGTTACACGAATATCATCTTTAGCTTTTATAGCTTCAATGGTGTAGTGATCTTCTTTCTCTCTTAGTCTGATGGCTTCCTGCAATGCTTTCTCATCATCAGCTTTTTTCTTTGCTGCAGCTTCCTTAGCATATTTATCATTGATAGCAGCAATTTCTTTGTTTTTTGCATCTTCAACACTTGCCTTCACTCTCCTTTCATCAAAACCACTCTTTAGACCTAAATCTAATAATCTCTTGTACTTCTGTTCAGCATCATAAATCTCTCTCTGATAAGCAGTCATATTGATTTTTTTCTGCTTTTCTCTTTCCTCCAACATTAGCTGAGTAAAATCAGTAGTAGCTTTAGCTTCTGCCTCTTGTCTTTTGGCTAATCTGTCAGCCATTTCCATAGCTTGAGAGTTGATAAGACCTAACCTATCACCAATCATAGTCAAGCCATCTATTGCCATTGTCAATATCTTGCCTATGCTTGTAAAAACTTGACCTATTGCACCTCCAGCATTTTTTAGCTTATCGAAATTGGCTACTATACCTAAGATTGCAGTGGATATGAGGAAGATGGGATTTGTTAAGAGTGCTTTTCCCAAAGATGCAAAACCACCTCCCACTGACTTGATGCCCTCAGTCATATCTTTGAATGAGACAGACTTGACATTGGCACCCATTCGCTTCATGGATTCACCAAATCCAGTGATGTCTAGCTCACCTAATTGACCTCTAGCTATGCTGAGGTTATTGCCAAAGTTACCTATAGCTGGACCAGCATTGGCATTGACTGCCTCTGCCACATCTTTCATCTGATCTCTCAGCTCCCCTGCTCTTTGGGCTAATTTGACGAACTCTTGAGAGCCAGCATCAAGACCAACCATCTGATCTTGTACTGCCTTGATCTCAGCTTTTATTCCTTTTAGACCACTTAAAATCTCATCAGCCATATTATTCCACTTAGTATTGTACTTATTAGTATAATCACGATTGAATAGTTGATGAACTTAGTGATGTACTTGCTCATCTTATTCTTATACTTACCTTTCGCGATACTACCTACCTCTGATTCCGTTGGTAGTTTCTGTTGTAGTAGTGCCAATGCCTCTGCTATGTGTGCAGGGTCTATCTTATCTATTGTCATTCTGATCCGTTTTGAGTGACATTCACCTGAGCTGTCCAGTATATCTCATCTGTTGGATAGGTGCCATTGAGATTCCTTACATACAGATTAATCACCTCGGGATTGGTAGTATCTGTTCTCCACAAAAGCTCCATTGGACCAATTCCACCGGGATCTACATCAATTATCCTATTGTGTGGAATATCACCGGTAGCAGTTCCACCTATATTTGTGATAATTGAGTATGTCTGTATGCTATAAATCTTGTCAGGATGCCAGGCAGGAGTATGTGATACCCATGTAGTAGCTATGAATGTCACAGTGACTGCATAAACAGAGTTAGGCAATGTTCTAAACTGACCAATAATTCCCTCTGTCAATGCGCTAGTGAACATATCTTTCCCAAACCATGTCATGATACCAGTAGCACTCTGATTTTTGAACTGAGTGTCATTGCCACCCCCATACCAAATACCTTTGTTTTGTACCAATAAATCTGAGCCACCTACTATGCTGTTTCTTGCCTCTCCAGTAACTGTCAATTTATCACCTACCACTATTGTACCGGTAGCTGATGGGTCTTTTTTGATTGAAGCTCCATTGAATAGTGAGTCAAATCCTCCCTTAACTGCACTTAGTGGTGAGGTAGGTCTAGGCTTTAGCCCTCCTTGATTCTGACTACGATAGCATTTGCTTACTGACGCATCCCAGTAGTATCCTATCTGCTCACAGCAAATCTGACTACCTCCATTCATCCAATCTACTGAACCATCTTTTAGGATTGCTATGGCTGTATCTGTACAGACATTGGGCAGCTCCACTGTGCTGAGCTTTTTAATCAATGTCACTGTTGTGCTTTGATTCATTCCCATGTTGTAGCTATCCACAGCCAGTACTCTCCAATAACTATTAAAAAGGAAGATGCTGTCATTGAATTGCAGATTGAGAATGTCAGTCACATCAAGATTAAATTGAGCTGTGAGTACCTTGCTTTCAGGGCTGTATAGCTCTTGCAGATAATTGTTGTAGTACTTCAAAAATCTTGTGTTGGCAGGAGCTGAGATGATGGGATGCATGGGTATCTCTTGTGAGAAATTTAAGTCCTCAGAACTAAGGTCAGGCAGCAATGTATCATACTGTCCTACAAAAGGAACTTCCATACCGTCTGGTCCACTAATAATGATTCCACCTTCCGGATTGATGTGGAATAGATCATCAAAATTGAAATACAAAAATCTTGCGCCTGGTGTGACAAATTGGTAGTCATTATCCACGAACTTTGGTAGATGCCAAGTAGTGTGATTGTTCAGCATTTGGTTAGGAGTAGGGCAAGCTTCTAGCTGCACAGTGTTTTCTCCCGTTGTAAAATCACTCTGAGTGTCATATAAGTCTAGTGCTCCAAATAATCTGCCCACTGTCTTATATGCCTGGTTAGCCACATCACTCCCTTCACTGTATGTGAATACTTGTTTTCTTGTTTGATACTCGGAGGATGGAATGATAGTCATCTCTGCATTTTCATCCAGCTTCACTGTCCAATCAACAACACCTCCACCAATCAAGTACTCATTCATAGTCATTATATCAATTACCCCATAATTGGAGTAATTAGGAATGGCTACTGAGTTGGTAAGCTTCATGATGTCGCGGAGAAAATCAAGTAGCTGATAGTTTAGAGGTGCCATTTGAATAGCACTGAAAGGAGTAGCTAGTGCTATTTGTACTCTTTGAAAGTCAAAGCTAGTACATCTACAAATGATGTCTCTTGCACCTCCATCTGTTGGGTCACCAAAAGCAGCAAAGCAAGGCTGTATAGTTTGACCAGCTGTAAACCAATAACTATTATTACCGGTTACTTGTGGATCATTATCAAAAGTTTGTACTGTTAGTTCTTGATTCTGCAATGGAAGGCCTGCCACAGTATAAGTAGTGAAACCAATGGCTTCATCTGCTCCAGCTCCACTAAAACTACCCAGAGGTATTGCATTCAATCTAGCCTCTATTGGATAGTCAGCTGTCCCACTAGCTAAGTTAGGTCCACCGGTATTGATGGTACCACTCATTTGCAGATTCCATCCTGCTATCAAGCTCACACCATCCACCAAAAATGCCGGTACTACAGTTGTTTGAGGTGGATACAACACACCTGGTGCAGCACTTAACTCACATCTGACTGTTCCCCTAAATGAAAACTGATAAAAACCAGTATTGGGTATTGTATAAGTATTGGTGAGTGCATCAAAATTGCTGCCTATATCTATTTGCTCACTGTATGCTCCTAGTGTTGGTGCAATATAAGTACTACCACTCAGCACTGACCAGCTTAGTGTTTCATCAGCTGTCTGATAAGCTTTGAACTGTATATTGTTGGCTCCATTATCCTGGTACTTGATAAAGCCATCAGCACCTATAAATGGCATGCACATCTTATTCAGCTGAGTAGTGAGCTCAGTGCTTAGTTGTATTCTCCTTTTGTTCTGACTTGATAAATAGTCACTGATTTTATCTACTAGATATTTGAGCTTTATGCATGGAGTTAAGTCCTGCGCATTCATCATGTTATCAGGCTGAAAGAATGCAGTAGCTCCACTCCCATAGGAGTAGGGTGCATCTACATAGGTGCCGGTCAGATTGGATGGATATGACATGAACTGCTGGCCTCTGTCTATTAATGCCCACAAAAGCTTATGATCACTGTAGTCATTGGAGCCAATTACACCTCCATTATTTACTCTCCTACAATTAGTAAAGTCAACACCATGCTCAAGGTCTGTGAAATCAAGTACACTAAAATCAATATCTTTCAAGCTGGTACCTAGATCGCTAGCATCCCCAAAGAA